CACCAGTCTCTTTATCAACAAACATAAAACATCTGCGACCCTCTCTTACAACACCATCATAACAATCAGATTGCCATACTTTGATGTACTTAGGACCAACACTCATTGTTAGATAGGAGTAAAAGTTACGTCCATTCTCAGTGGCTAATACTTTCCACTCATTATTGAGAACTTCTAACAGACATTCAGTCTGATATTCTGCTTTGAATTGTGGTGCGGTGAAAGTCATGAGTTGAATTAGCGTGGTTACACTATAGTGGTCAATTGGAGGTGAGTAACTTTGTAGGTCAGTAAGTTTGTGTGGTTTTAGTACCACCACCACGGCTGTAATTGATTGCGTCTTGCACAGTCTCTAGAATAGGAGTACCAGCAAAGAAAACAACAACACCAACAGTGATAGAACAACCTGCGGCCATAATGATTTCAAAGTTTGATTTCATGATTGAATTAGCGTGATTACACTATAGTGGTCAATTGGAGGTGAGTAACTCTATTCGGTAGGATTTGCGTAGTATTCGTTATCAGTTTTGACATCAGTAAAACACTCATCATCATCATTGAAAATGAGATACAATGTCTCATCATTATCTGGTACATTCCACTCACTATGCAGAGATAGTATGTTACGCCCATAATATGTTTTCTTGTGTTCTTTCTTGGCCTTTTTATATGATTTGGCCATACTCTTCATTTGATCTTCATATTGAGAGAGAATATCTTCTGCGAGATACTCTGATCTATCATGATTGTATTCAAATGTTGAACCTTCGGTCTCAAAGGTTTCTGTTTGTTTAGGGTCAAAATTCATAATAATTACTTGCGAAGAGGTGAATTGTTGTAACGAGTGAATGCGGTTACAAGAATGATAGCGGTTGAGATAACACCAACCAGACCTAGAATGGTAACAGCGTTACCATATTCGAAAGAGAAAGTTTCAATCATCAGGCTGCTGCTTCTGTTTTGGCTTTACCTACATTACTTGGCCCAGTCCAAACCATATCATTTTCTTGCCAATATGTAACAAATGCACGACGAAGTTCTAGAAGTTCATCATATCGTGCTTGTTGGTCAGTTGTAAACCTAAAGTTTTGTACTTTGTATGTTTTTTGAAGCGATTGTAGTTCTTTTAGAACAGTAGATGAATTGTTCATGCTTGTCAGGGGGTTACAGTATAGTGGTCAATTAGAGGTGAGTAACTCTATCAAAAACAGAATTGACGAAGTTTTGTAGTAATTGAAGAGGCTGGAATGTCTCTGGCAACAACATATGCTTCCATCTCTTGTGCAATTACATTAACACTCAATCCTTGATTGTATAGTCTAGAATACAACCCTTTCAGATCTTCCATAGAATATGATGGTGAGGTTGATAAGAAATTCACTAAACCCTCATCATCAAATAGTGTTGTCATTGTACCATCACCAATACTATCGGCAGCACAATCTTGTACCACATGATGTGCCTCATGCCTAAGAGTATCTAAATCATTCTCAGTCCAAAATTCTTGTTTGCCATGTGATACCATATTATCCTGACAAACAACAAGGAGAGCAGGATGTGATGAATACAGACCATTTCGACCCTCAACACAATGCAATTTAGAATTGATTGATACAGTCACTCCAATCTCTCGAAGAGTATTGAACAATTCTTCATGATCTTCGAATGTGTTTTGTGCATGGGCACTACTTGCAGTCAAACCTACTGCAGCCAATGTTGATAGTAATGCGGTAGAGAGAACGTTTTTCATAATAAAAAGTGATGAGTTAGTTGATGGAACGGTATTCTTCAAGAATAAGTTTCAGATTGTCTACTGCAAGTTTAGTTCCTGCAGAAGAATATCCATAAGCATATGGATAACCCTTATCAGGATCATCTTTAGCGTCTTTGCCTACTGTAAGACAATCATTGAGGTTGTCAATGATACCTTGTAGCCTTGTTTCAATCATCATGGTTTGGTCTGTAGTTTGAGTTTTAGTGCCCTTAGAGACTGCTTACGGGCCCTTAGAACACCTTTACATGTGCCCTTGGTAACTTTCATCTTACCAGAGTTCTTTTTCCAGTTTGGAGTAATCATAATTCTATAAAAAAAGAGAGGGTATTGACCCTCCCATAGTGTCATCAATCGATAAGAGTATAATATACTTTATCGGTGATTGTGTTCCACAAGAGAGTAACATCCTCTCTCAATTTCTTCACTTCATAGTTGTGAATTTGAACTCTAGATTTGAGGTCCTCAAGATAATCAGAGAAGCTCAGAAGTGGTTCAGGTCTGGTCATAATAAAATCGTGGTTACACTATAGGGGTCAATTGGAGGTGAGTAACTTTGTCATCGCCTCTTTTTGCTTAGTTTAGTTATAAGATTCATGGCTGATTGACGGTTACGACATACTTTGATTGGTTGTCCATTGTGTATCACCATCAATTTAGTTGTTGAACCTGACATTGGTATTGCTACCAAGTTCTCATCAACAACGATTGGTAATACTCCTGGTTTTGTGTCAAGAATACTCGAATTTGTGTGGGGGAAGGACATAAAAACTCTTTTTTCAATAACGGGACGGGGACGGATGACCTAACACACCTAAACGGTCAGGATATGGAAAAATCAATTTATGATATCCCCAAACCCCTTGGTATGACTGGACCGATTACCGGCGAGCAATACTGTCGCACATCTCACCCTTCTCAAAGACAATATCAACAGCACGCTGAAGAGCTCTTTGTGTTGATACACCAACATTATTATATACTGGCACACATAGCATCCCATAAGTCTTGGCCTTACTACCAACACGGATAACACGACCGACAGTCTGTAACAACTCGATCACGTCCATATTACGAAGGAATACAACACCTTCAAGTTCTGAACAATTGATACCTTCAGAGAGAATGGAACGATGTAAAACAACAAACTTCTTATTTACATCTCTGCCCCATGTGTTGAGTATCTCAAAGAACTCCTCACGTTTGACCTTCTTACCATCAACAACTGCACCAGTCTTTGATGTGATATAGAGGTAAGAATAACCACGCTCAGTCAATTGCTCAGCGAAGTCTGTCATAAAGATATTCTGTAACTGTCGCGTGGTCTTGACACAAACTAGGATCTTTTTGATGTCTAGTTCATCAATAGACGCGAGAACATTGTTGCTCTCAAGGTGTGGAGTGAGTGACTTTTTGTCCACCTTATCCATCTCAATCACCTTGACTTTGGGTGGCAAGATGTAACCTCCATCAACCAGAGTTGGTGCAGACACACGTGCAATCACCTGTCCATAAGTGTCAACATCATTCATACCATGTTTCTTTGGTGTGACTGAAGTCTTACGGGTTGCAGTGAAATAGTAACAACGATCAGCCTTCTTACTGAAATACTCAGTGGGCCCAAAGAAGTTATTCTGACAGGAGTTATGTGCCTCGTCAAAGTAGATCGTGTCTACAGCAATACCAGCTTCCTGAACACGATGGAGCGAGTGATAGGTGGTAAAAATAATAGTATGTTCACGGACATGGTTACACATATCCACAAACAGTTTGATACGATCAGACTTGGTAGTGCTGAAGTATTTTGTGTCACCAGAATGCACATGCAAAACATTAGCATTGGTGATGTGTTCCATATACTCACTGCACAACTGATTGGCAAGAAGTAGTCTAGGAGCCACAACAACAATAGTGCGTGGAACATTTACCTCAAATCTCTTTACCGCATCCATAATAGCGATGAGTGTTTTTCCGCCTCCAGTTGGAACGATAACTTGCCCAATACTATTCTGACGGAGTGCATAAACAGCTTCCTGTTGGTGTGGGCGAAGTTTGATCATCAAAGTCTGTGGTTATACTATAAAGGACGTTTAGAGGTGAGTAATTTTATTAGAATGGAAGTTTCCCAACCTCAATACGTTCTTTTGCTCTATCAAAGTATTCTTTTTCTCGTTCAATACCAATAAACTCCCTTCCCTCTAATCCTGCAGCAATTCCTGTTGTCCCTGCACCCATACAAGGATCTAAAACAGTATCACCAGGGTTTGAATATGTTCTGATCAACCATCTATACAACTCAACAGGTTTTTGAGTAGGGTGATATTTACCCTCACTCTCTGCTGTCTTAAAGTATATCACACTTCTAGGATAACGTGTCCCATCCTCATTCTTTACGTGTACTGCTTTGGTTTGTTTTCCATATTGTTCTGCATCTCTCACTGCTTTCCCTTTATCGTATGGTTGTCCTGATGTCATTTGTGGGTTATATGTTGGTTGTTTCTTATAAAACACCACAATATCTTCATGTGCCCTCATCGGTTGTTTCTTTGCATTAAGATAACCAGTTGCTTTACTTTTTTCCCATACCAAACTATATTTGAAGTCACGATAGTTTGTAGATATAAGAACAGACGTAAATGGTTGTGCTGCTGTTGAAATAATAGCACAAGTTGGTTTACAAATAATGTCTGCTATGTCCCAAAACTTATCATAATCAATGATACGATCCCATTGATTACGTCCCTTGTTTAATGTTCCATAAGGAAAATCAGTCAGCAAAAGATCAATACTCTGGGGTTCAAGATTACCCAGAACATTGAACATATCATCGTTATACAACATCACTTCTTCAACCATTCGATAAACTCATTATACACTACTTTATCAAGTTTGAAATCTTCGCGATACTCTTCCTTGTAGATAGGGCGGGAAGATGAACGTTTACGGGAAGGATTCACGAAAAAAATCTTTACTTCCTTACCAGTAATCTTCTTAAAAAATGCTTGATAGTATGTAAAAGCATCTTTGCCACATGCATTTTGTCCTGCAAAGATTGCATAGTCTACGTTATCAGGAACTTCAGGAGATTGATCCAGTTCAATGAAGTCCATCACTGCACGTTTCAGATAACAAGCATCCAAATATGTTTTGGATTCAACAGCTTTCACCATCAAATCATTACGAT